TGTTAACCTTGCCGCCATCGCAAAAAATGCTGGGCCAAGCGCCCCCTTTGCCCCATCACTTTCAACGAATTTGCCTATTACCCAATGAGTAAAAACACTTCAGACCTGTCCTCCCACACCCCAATGATGCAGCAGTATGGGCTGGAAATGGTCTAACGCCACGTCCTGCGCGGCTTTCAGTGGATGACCGTCTAAAACTAGACTTTCATTTAGCGCCCTTTACGCCCAATGAATGCGTGCTAGGTTGAGGTAGTTTTAGACAGGTAGAACGACGATGAATGAGACTCAGCAACTTACAGAGATGAACCTCCCGCCACTGATTCAAACCCGGGCGTCCTCACACCTCAATCGTATCGCTAGGGCGGCTGACAATATGTCTCGCACCCTTGCGGGCGAGCGTGCTGCCGGATTCGTTGAAGGCCTTGAAGCAGCTCGCGCTCTGACGCCGGCCACGATAGAGGCGTTATTCCTGATTTTCGACGACGCAACGGAATCAGCTCTAGCGCGGTGAGCGTTCATCTCTTCTGGCTCTACCAGTTCATGATCGCCAGCTCGCCCGTCACAGCCGCCTTCCCTTGTCGGGGATTGGCGGTGCTATATCGGATGTCCATCGTCTCCAACCGAAACCCATGAAACACCTGACGGATGTCGGGATGGTCGTTGATGCTGACCATCACCTTGCCCTGGCAGGTTCGCATGAAGGCGGCCATCCGCTCATACTCTTCGAAATCAAACTGCCCACCATACCCAGCCGTTTGCCAGTAAGGCGGGTCCATGTAGTGGAACGTGTGCGGGCGGTCGTACTTCTCGGCACACTTCAGCCACGGCAGATTCTCGACATAGGTGCCGGAGAGTCGCTGCCAGGCTTGCGATAGGTTTTCCTCGATCCGTAGCAGGTTGATAGGCCGGCCTGTAGTCGCCGTGCCAAAGGTTTGCCCGGTTGCCTTCGCTCCGAAGGCGTGGTGCTGGAGATAGAAGAACCGCGCCGCCCTCTGGATGTCCGTCAGCGTTTCCGGCACCACCATCTTCTGCCACTCGAAGATCTGTCGCGAGCTAAGTGCCCACTTGAACTGGCGCACGAACTCCTCGAGGTGGTGCTGGACGACGCGATAGAGGTTCACCAAGTCCCCATTGAGGTCATTCAAAACCTCGACCTTTGCGGGCACCTCTCGCTTGAAGTACAGAGCCGCGCCGCCGGCGAACACTTCGACGTAGCACTCGTGGTCAGGAAACAGCGCCAGCAGGCGTTTCGAAAGACGGCGCTTGCCGCCCATCCATGGAACGATTGGGTTTGTCATTTGCGATCCTTCGCTTTTGGTTGAATGAGTAATGCTAATTTTTTCGACCGGCACTGTAGGTCATGCCAGCACCTTCAGCGCTTTGTCGTAAAGCGCTTGGCGGTCGGCCTGGCCGGTTAGCCCACCATTGATGCGCTTGGTGATCTTCTCGAACTGCCCCTGGTCCGCCAGCGTGTTCAGGCCTTTGGTCGACCAGAACCAGGCCGCTGACATGGCGGCGTGCTGGGGCAACTCAAGCAATTCAGGATTGTTGATCAGGTCCAGGCCCAGCGCCTCGCCGCAAGCGGTATAGTTCGCACGTCCGGTGACTTGGATCAGGCCGCGCCCGCGGTACTTGGAACCGTCCCCCTTCACGGTGTTGCCCAGATCGGCGCGACCTTCGTACCCCGTCTGCTGCTTCGTTGGCCCCCAAATCTCACGCACATATCGCAACTGCCCCGACTCATGTCCGACCTGGGCGATGAATGCGGCGATGCGCAGCGGGGTCACGATCGCGTGTCGGCCCATGGCCGCATTCAGCACAGGAACAAAAACGCCGGCATTGCGGCCGGCGTTCGGGAGAATCTGCAGCAACTGCTGCTCGGTGATCGGCATACTTTTCTCCAGGCGAAAAAAAGCCCGCTCAGTGGCGGGCGCTTACTCTTCAGTGATGGGTTCTGGCGGCGGCGTTTCGATCTTTGGCATTTCAAGCCTCACGTCGATCCAGCTATTCAGCGGAACATCCATGGGAGCACCACGACCTAGCACCATCTCCCCATCGTCCGTGAGCGTCCAGCGTTGCTTGAAGAGCCGAATAACGATAGAACCGTCTTCATCTTGCGAGCTTTCACTAATGCCCAAAGTTCTCCCGCCATCCGGCGAGCATGGGTCCTGAGTTCGCCACCCCTCAAGCGCCAAGCCAAGACTGCCGGAGATCTTGTATTCACCCACGCTAAACCGCGCGACGGTGACCCCACGGGCTTCGCTGTTCACCACCCCCCATTCCCCGGCTGGCTCAAAGGTTTCCTCTTGAAGGTCACGGCGTTCACTGGTGGCTACGCACGCAATCCTCATGATGGGCGAGGCGGCTGAAAGCGCCCCACCAGATCCGCGAGTAGTATTGCCAGTATGGTAAATGCGACACCATGGAGTAGCGCCTTGTCCCCCGCGAAAAGCCCTGAACCCCGCCTCGGCTTGAATATAGTCAAATGCCAGTTGTGCACCGTACCCCCCGCCTGAGTCAATTAAGCCCGATACCTGCATAAACGTGCCATAACCAGATCCAAACGTAGGTCTTCCGGGACCAGTGTTGGTCGAATATCTCGCCCATCCCGTAGTGCTAGTTTGGGGACCGTTATCCATATCCAAACAGATCGGTAAGTTAAAAACAGAACCCAGGCCAAATGCAGCGACCTCCATTACGTTTCCGGCCAGTGTTCCTACAGCTCTCGTCGATGCAGTCCCCAAACCAAGGCCATTGCGGGCGGTAGCCTGGCTCGTGCCCCCAGTCCCCCCCTTGGCAACAGGCACCACATTCTCGGTAGATACCGTGCCAAGGCCAGCCAGGGTCGCCCCCCACTGCTGAACCAGCAGATTGACCGCATCAGCCAAGGCCTTTGGGTAGCCATTTACGGGGACAATGCCATAAGCAGCGCCCGCTGAGGTGGCGCCACGGTAGGCCGGCGAGATCGACACCGATGTATCGCTCGACGGGTTGATCACCTGATAGATGCCGTTATCCGGACCGACAAACATATCGCCGGATCTGCAGTTAGAAAACCTCGTACCGACACCAGTTACAACGGCATTGCCGTTCGTAACGGTAACGGTCCCCTCTGAAAACCAAGAAGCCATATTTTTCTCCAATAAAATATTTAGAAAATGCTATTAACTTCGAAGAGTTACGCCTGCATCTTCGCAAACACAGCCGGTATATAAAAAGTGTTCTGAGGCGTTGCACCTATCGTTATCGCCCATAACCTATTCGCAGGGAAATCCCACCAACAATATAAAGATGCGGCGCGTAACGAACTCCCAGCAACATCCATCCCAAAGTTATTGATCAGCATGTATTCATCACTAGAGAATACAAAAGGCACGCTGAAATAAACCATGGTCTGGCCTTGGGCGTCTCGGCCTGATGTGATGTAACTCCACGATGACGAAGCTCGACTGAATACTGCTCTGGGAGTGCCGGTGTCGAAAATTAGCGCCTCATTCGCATCGTAAAGCCGGCCTCCCCACAGGGCTGTGGGGCTTGCTGTGTATGCTGCTGCAAAGTAGCTGCCTCTGGGCTGAGCCGTATTCACGTCATACGCCCGAACATAGAAGCCTGTCCAGTTGCCAGGCGAACCAAGAACGAGAACTCTACAAAGTCCAGCAATTATCCCAACGTTGTCGGGCTTAACAAACACCAGCGGTGGCTCTTGCGTAGTTATAACCCTCTCAAAGTTAGTTGAAGAGCCCAGACCAGACTCTTGCGTAGGGATAAAACGCCCTTTGGACAAAATCGAAAGGCGCGCATATTCAGAATCAATAATGACGACGTCGTCATTATTAATAAACTCGAAACCCCAACTCATTATTTAAACCTCGAAACAATAAGCCTTTGAGTTCCAGTCCCGAATCTCCCATCAACAGCGGTCCTGTGCCCTCTCCACACCCTTATTTGATCCGTTAATATTTCAGGCTCATATTGAACCATCGTGTGTTGACCGGTTGTATATGGGCCGATCGGTACGACGATAGCGATGCAGTTTTGTGGGGTCACCCCTAGCACAGAGAATGTCTGTGACGCGCCTGCGCCAGTCACCGGCCCAGAGAAGGTGACCAGCGTTGAGAAAACAGTGCGCAATGTGAAAGATGCAGGGCCAATTTGCTGGACCCCGTTCTCGTCCCACGTAGCCAACCCGTATTCAGCCATCAGGAAAGCCTCCCGAACTTGCCGCGACGTTTCTCGTTCGCGTCGAACACCGAGATACCGCTGTTATCGAACAGGCTGGAGCCGTCGGTGCCCTCGCCACGCACAGTAATCGTGCCTGCCGGAATGTTGATTTCCAGCAGTGGCCGCCCTTTCGAGTCCACCGTCGGCGATCGAAGCACCATTCCGAGGATGATTTCCTGAATGATCGCCTTGCTGATGATCGCGGTATTGAACACTGCTTGACCGTTCTCAATGACGAACATCGGGTCAACCTTGCCGCTGACCTCGTTCACGATGGCGAACCGCTGAGCAAAGATCAGAAACTCCGACTGCTCGCCGTTCGAACCAAAGGCCAGGCCAGATACAACCCTTCGACCGTCGACAATTGTCTGGGCCTTCATGGTCGTCTGAGCTAGTACCTTGCCGTTGAGCTGCACCACTGTCTCGCTCACCGTTTGAACCGACGCGCTTGTCTGTCCGATGCTCGACTGCAGCGTTTCCGTAGTTTTGGTCAAAGCCTCGTTTGCACTCGCCTGCACAACCTTCTCGGCTGCAAAGCTGGCAGTGGACTCCCACGCTTTAATAGCGCCCGCCAGTTCGCCAGAACCGTTGTCGCCGCGCACAGAAGCCCGCAGCGCCTCATTGCTAGACGCCTGAGAAGTGATCTTCCCATCCAGGCTGCTGACTTTTGTGTCTAGGCTGGTGAGCGCCTGGGCAGTGCCGTTCGCCTTTTGATCGACCGCAGACAGATCGCTATTCAGTTTGGTGATCTGCGCTGCGGACGTCTCGCGGTTGCTGGCCACCACTTGTTCCAGAACGGTCAGCGACGACCTGTTGTCGCCAACCTGAGCGCTGAGGGTTAGCAGTTGCTGGGCCGCCGCTTCTGTTTCGCTGGCTCGCGTTTTGCGCTCGACGGCGAGATCTGCCGTGGACGTCCAGCCCTTGATCGCGTCAGCCAGATCGCCGGCGCCATCATCACCTCGAGCAGCAGAGCGCAAAGCCTCCACGGATGTGGCGGTGGCCAACACCTTGCCGTCGATCTCTTCGATCTTGGTTTCGATGATCTGGACCTGGGATACCAACGCATCAGTTGTCTCAAGGATGGTGCCGATATCGACCCAGTAATCAGCATCGGGAGGCGCCGCTCCCACAGGAACAGGGCCTTTGGCTTGGTACAGATGCTGATCGAGCCGGACAATGTCGCCCTTCTGATACGACTTATCGGGATTGTAGGCGAGCGCGTCATTCACCTGCTTGATCAGGTCCTCCAGTTCCTGCTTGGCTTCCTCGAGGCGTTCATTCACCGAGCCGGGCCCGTCACCGGTGATCAGCTCTATCTCTTCGCGCAGGCTCTGGTACAGGGCACCCTTGCCGATTTTCTCGGCGTAGTAGGCCTCATAGTCGCTCTGCTTGGTGCTTGCCTGGCCATTGACTGCACCTGGTACCGGCCAGAACGGGCCGACGTTGCCTGTCCGATCCACCAGGCGCGCCCAGAAGAACAGGCTCGCGCCGGCCAGCAGGCCGTGCATCTCATGCGAGGCTTGCGGATAGCTGAAGTCACTCAGCTTGATCGCGGTCGTCAGGTCCGCCGATTGGCTGTACCAGAGTTCCGTGCGCTGGGTGTCCTCGGCGCCAGCAGGGAAGCCCCATTGGATGCCGATGCCATATACCAGGCTGGTGGTGTTCAGGAACGACACCGCCGGCGGCAAACCCTCTTTCCCTTTCAACGCAGTGAGAACCGAGGTTCGCCACGAAGAGGTGATATCAAAAGCGCTCACAGCGCGCACGCGGGCCACGTAGCCGCCGGCATAGATGCCCACCACATCCACATTGGACAAACCGGTACGCTGAAGCTTAATCCAGTTCCCACTGTCCTTGCGCCACTCCACGTCATAACCGACTGCGCCATCCACTGCCGGCCAGCTGATGGTCATAGTGGCAACCGCCAACCCCTGAACGACAGAGGAAGCGGACGCCAGGGAAACACTCGCTGGAGCGGGAACAACAGTGATAGGAATTACACTGATAGGGCGCTCCTCAAGACGCGCGCCGGTATCGATGTGGGCGAACTTGCTTGGTTCGAACTGCAGGGCAGTGATTTCAAAATCACCTTGCGTGGTCCGCTTCGTGCGCAGCACGCGGTACAAGGGAATAGCCAAATCATCGGCATCAAGCGCCCATTGCAACTGTGTAGTCGGCGGCTCGCTGTAGGCAACGGTCAGTGTCAGATCGCGGCCGCTGACGCTTTGCACGGTCCGCCCCTCGGCCCGGCCGCCTGGCAAGTTGATAATCAACCGGTCACCAGCTTTTGCCAGGGTGTCTCGATCAAGCTGTACCACGCGGCCAGCGACGGCAGAAATACGACCACCGATTTCGCGGCCGGCCAGCAGCGAGTCAGCCACCGGAATGATATGCCCGGGCAGCGGGATCACCCCCTCCATGCCAGTCTTGAAGGAAACCGTTCTGTCCTGATTGTTGCTCAGCACCACCCACTTGCCACGACGCTGAGCCTCCGACCCGCGAGTGCAACCAATCGCTCCCAACTCGGTAGGCCGATCGCCATAGCGCCGCTGCAGGTCGAGATCTGCGAACGGAACTACATCGGTGTCATAATTGTTCGCCGGGTTGTCGTAGCTGACCAGTGCCCGGGTAAAGCGAGTTTTCGCCGATGCGCTGCCATACGCGAACTTGCCGTCGATAACATTCGAGCGAGTGAAGACATAGTCGAAATCCTGCGCACGCGGCATGTCAGCCTGCATCACCAACTGGCCCTGGGCCCAGTAGGTCATGCCACGGTAGATAGCGGAGATATCACGCAGCAGCGACCAGGCGTCAGCCTTGCCCTGCAGATTCATGTCGCAGAGAAAGCGCGGCTCGGTACCGCCTACACCGTCGGGCACGTCCTGGTCACAGTACTGAGCAATTCGGTAAAGCTCCCACTTGTCGACCATGAACGACTTGATGCGCTTGCCCAGGCCGAAACGGTCCTCTGTGCAAATTCCGTAGGTAATCCAGGCCGGATTGTTCGTCCAAGCCGACTTCATGGTGCCGTCCCAGGTGCCACTGTAGGTGCGCGAAACCGGTTCGTAATTGCTGGGCACCATCCAGCGTCGAGCCTTGCACTTCGACGTCACCACCGGAATGTTGGTGAACTGCTCAGCGTCAAACTCGATGTACAGCAGGGCGGTATTCGGGTATCTGAGCTTTGCGTCGATCACCTCCGTATACCCGGCGATTAGCATGGTGTCGGCGACTTTGTTGCTGTTCTGGTTGGGCGTGAGTCGGCGAACGCGAATCTGCCAGCCTGTAGTAGCGGTCGGGAGGTCTACGCGGCGAGACCTTTCATAGCGCGTGGTGGTCTTGCCGTCGACAGCGTCCAGCAGCACTTGCTGATACGGCCCACCATCGGTAGCGATGTCGATCGCATACTCGATGCGGTACCCGCCGACGTTGCCCTCTTCGTCTGAGCGCTGCAATGCCGGCCAGGCCAGGCGAACGCGGACTGCCGATAATTGGGTATTGAATATTGATCGAACCCAGGCCGCATCGCTGCGGAGCTCGATATTCAGCGAGGTTTCGTTATCAACCGAGGGGATGCCGGGGATATAGGTCTGGTCAACGGATCCTGGGCGCCAATCCCATTTCACGTTGGGGAAATTGTAATTGCCGCTGGCATCTCGAATCGGCGTTCCGTCGAGCTTGATCGTGTAATCGGTCGGGGCCTCGTCAAACTCACCCTCCCCCACCGCGATCAGGATTTTCGCCAGGTTGGTCGAGCGCAGGCTGTCGCTGGCTTCTACTGGCGACTTTGGCTTGCTGCTGCCGCCTTTCTCGCCATGGATATCGATTCTTTCTGCTGCGCCCATGCTTTCCTCCAGGCATAAAAAAACCGCCTCAAGGGCGGTTCCCGTGTTGCTTGTCCGGTTACGTTTTGTCTTCGGCGGTGATTGATGCGGAGATGATCATCCCACCCCAGTCGCGCTCGCCAATGCAGATAGGCACAGGGTTGCCGCTGGCCGTGGTGTTCTTTGCGCTACCGAATGCGTAGGAGGGAGCATTTTCCGGTGCCGCGCTTTGCTTGAGGCCTGTTGGCTGGGGGCTTAGCATTTGAATCACGCCGCCAGCAGCCAATCCGACGCCAAGTTGAACCGCCCAGGTCTGGCCGAAATACGAACCGGCAACTACGAGAACAGCCCCGATAACCGTCTGAAGCAGTCCAGCGCGCTTGCTGCCTTGAATCACCGGGACGATTTTCAACTCTCGGGTGCCGCCGATTTCAAGTTCCTTAACACCAATATTTTTACCGTTTCTGTATATGGCAAACCGCATGCCTAGACTGTCAAGGCGCTTAATCTCGGCCTCGAAGCCATCCAGCGTACAATTCAGCGCTTTAAACACTTCCCAAGATCTACCGCTATCCAGCGCCCTTCGGTGAACCGGTCCGAACTTTCTCGCGAGCGCACCCGTGAGCTTGATGACGGTGACAGGCTCATAATGGACTGCACTGGCTGCCATGCTTTTCTCCAATCGAAAAAAAACCGCCCGAAGGCGGCTTGCTCATTGCATTGTGGGTGATAAATCCATGCTCATTGATGAGTCTATGGAAATTCGGAATTTCTTCGTGGCTCCCGCCTTCAGAACCGCTTCACGCTCTTTCAATCCGCTACCGCACGATGAGGCACTGACTATGTGCTCACCGGCTGGAACAAAGAACCGTGCCGTTTCGCCAGTGCCAATTTCTGCGGCTTTCTGCCCATCGATGCTGATCGTCGTGTTGCAACCACCACCGACGAACCCCCGATCACGAGTAACGATCAAAACGGCATCTGCGCTGCCCTGTTTCTGATGTCCGAATAATCGAGAGCTCGGCACTGGGTCAGCCCGCCCCGAAGGCACCGGCGATGTCGCACACCCCGCCAGCAGCACCACCGCCACCACTCCTAAAATCAACTTCATACGGTTCACTCCTGTGGAAAGGCAATCACCTTATCACCGAGCATCCCGGTGGCGCAGCACCAGGCGCGTACGTTCAAGCCACGGCCCGCCAAAGACGATCAGCTCTGATGGCCGGCCGTACATGTGGTGCAACAGGAAGGGCCCAGGGCCGAAAGTATCAGCAGCCTCACCCGGCAGCGTGGGGTCAGAGCCGAGGAATATACCGGCGTGGTTCGGGTGAGCCGTGCGGCCGACCTGCATTACGATCATGTCGCCACGCTGAGGCTTGTCTACGCGGTAGAAGCCCGCGGCCTCATAGTTGGTCTCGTAAAGACTGATACTGTCAGCACTTTCCCACCAGCCGTCGGCTCGCTGGAATGCCTCGAATCCCAAGCCCCATTCGCGCTGATACCAATCGGCGCAGACCTGCCAGCAGTCCCAGGCCCCGTGCACGAACGGCCGTTTGAGCAAAGGCACAGCGCCCGACGGCGTAATCGTCCGCAAGTCTCCCTCCGGCCAGCTGATGATATGCCAGGGTAGCGCTGTGGCCTCGCACATAGCCAGGTCGCGCGGCGACGGCCTGCTGGTGGCATCCGGATGGGAATGAACAATCCCGATCACCTCGCCGATGTCTTCTGCCTCGGCGTAGTCTTCTGGTTCAAGCCGGAACTCTTCGTTCGGCTCAGTGGCGGTGTTTCGGCATGGGAAATACTTCTGCGCCCGGCCAACAGCCAACAGAAGCCCGCAGCACTCCTTCGGGTACTCGGCGGCAGCGTGCGCCTGGATCGCGCTCAAAATGTGTTTGCGCATGGTCAGCTCCGGGCAATCAAGGAGACGGCGGGGAAACCGCCGAACGGGAGCGGGTTGCCAACACCGAAACGCGGGGTACAACCCCTGCCCACCGTGGCGTCACATTCGTCATCCTCCGGGTTGTCTGTAAGGTTGCCGTCCTTGTCCCGGTATGGACCGGTATAGCCGCAGTTCGGGCCGCGATATCCTCCGGTGAGGCACCAATGACAAAGCGTCGTCGCCTGGCGGCCGATTGACTCGCCGCCAACGTCGCCCGGGCTGGCCAACTCCCAGCTGACCGACTCCCCGTCCTCGTTCGTTTTCTGGTCGATATACCAGATTTCAATGGTTTCCTGGGTCGGGTCTGCCGCTGGATTGCCGTTGGGGAAGTTCTCAGCGTCCAGGTAGCTGCCCAACGTGGCACGCATGGTCAGCTTGAAATCGGCCAGGTCTTGAAACGCCAGGCAAAGCGCAGTGATGCGCCCATTGACGTTGCCGACAGATAGCGAGGGGCGAACAGCGGTTCCGTCGCCGTTCGCCTCAATACCGTCGATCTGCATCGGCCAGGCGCCGTACTCTTCGCCCTGCCAATAGATTGGTTTGGCCGGCAGCTGGTCAGCCTGCGCGCCGGCGGCAATCAACTCCGCCGGCGTGTGCGGGATTGAATGGCCGTGAAAGCGCAAAATATCCGCGCCGAAGTCGGTACCGTCCAACTCAAAAAGCAGGACTTCACTGCCAGGCTCAAGCGACTGGATATCACTGATCAGTGGCATGGATGCCCCTTATGGTAGAAACGATTGAGTGAAGGTGGTTGTCAGCGTGAACATTCCCGCGCCGTTGGGCGTTATTGCCGGCGCCGAGGCACGAAAAAACGAAAGCTCCCCCAACGGCGGCGTCCAGAAAAAGGACTTGTGCCCGGCGTGTCGATCGAGAAAGCCCTTGATTTCCCTGGCCACCGCCTCTTTCACCACGAACGTGAGCGGCCAGCTGTCGACTCTGTTATTGGGGCCGTCACCAACGACCTGCTCGTAACCGCTCCCAAACTTTGATGTTCGGTTGCGGTATTCAGGCGCACTGGTGGCCGAGATCAGCGGGCACCAGGTGAACGTTTCAACGGCCATTAACGAGTCTCCAGATCTGTCCGCCGGGTTGGGTTTGTTTCGCGATTTCCTGCTGGGCGCCCCGCTGGGCCACATCGGCATATGCCTGACCAAGCGCCTGGGTGTCCTGATCGGTAGCGCCGCCCTGGGCCGCCGGCACCTGAAACGATTGGTTGATCGTCACTCCACCAGCTGATGCAGAAGGCGCGGCAGATCCGCCAGACAAGCCAACGTAACCGCCGTCGGCATATCCACGCTTGTTCAGGTTGATCAGGTATTCCTTCATACCTGGCTTATTCACCACTTCCTTGCGGATCACCACCTCGTCGCCGTGAACAACACCCTTCGGCTCCATTTTCCCGCCCGGCCCCGTCCATCCGCCTTCAGAGAAGCCGTATTGAGCGGTGTAGCCAGCGGCTGTGCTGCCAAGCGATGCCGGCGCCGCACCACCGCCGAACGCGCTACCAATCGCAGCGGAGAGGCCAGCGCCGGCAAGGCTGCTGAAAACGTTGCTCGCAGCAGACTGCAGCGCCATTTTGGCAACCATCCGGGCGAAGCTTTTAGCCACATCGCCAAAGCTCTGGTCAGCGCCGAAGGCGAAATCCACAGCAGCGTCGGTCAGGCCGTCGTACAGCGATGTGAACGCTGACTTGGCCTGCCCAGCAACGTCCTTTGCCTGGTCGTTATAGTTCTGGAAAGCCGCCGAGGCGCCCAGCGACCAATCACCCCGAGCTTTGTCCTCATCCTCGTAATACTTGGCCTGCATGGCAGTGCGTTTGTCGAGCGCCGACCGTAGGGCCTGGGTTTCCTTGTCGTACAGCTCAGTGCTGAACTGGTCCTTGTCGCTCTTGTTGTAGTCGGAGGTCAGCTTGTCCATTTGCGACTGATAGGACTGCTGAATGCTCAGCTGCTCCTGCAGACGCTTGCGCTGCTCGTCGCCAAGCCCAACACCGGCCAAGTTGTTGTCCAGACCCTGCTGGGCGCTGGCGAGCTGGCTTTTCAGATTTTCATCGAACGCCGCGAGCTTTTTCCGGCTCTCCAGACCTTTTTCACGCAGGGTATTTTCAGCCTCGAGCGCAGCGTTGCGCTTGAGCTGCGCGGTGATCAGTTCCTGGTTTGCCAGCAACGACTTCTGGTCGGCCGTGAGGGTTTTCTTGCTCTTGATATCCGCCAGCTGCTGCTCGAACTCCACCAGCTTTTTGGCGTTCGTGCCCAGGGTCTGGCTAGCGGCACTCTGGTCACCGATCAGAGCATTTTGCTGCTGCAGCACGGCATATTGCTGCTTGGCCTGGTCGAGCGCCTTAATGCCCGCGTCCTCGCGGTATTGAGGTGTTTTCGCGGCCTTCGGATCTTTGTATTTCTCGTTGATCGCGGCTATATCTTTCGTCTGCTGATCAGCGGGGATCAGCAGCGACTTGTCGCCGGAGGCGCGCGCCTGGATGATTCGGCGCTCAACGAGCATGCGGTACTCACCGAGCTCACGGGCGCGCTTATCGGCGTTGCTCTCCGTTTCCTTGCGGAGTTTGTCCAGCGCCACCTGATCTGCCAGCGCAAGCTGTTGTTGCTGCTGTTGGAAGCCGCGCGCGGCGGCGCGACGATCTTCCTCTGCTTTCAGAACCAGCTTTTGTGTTTTCTCGGCTTCGAGCGCATCGACACGAAAGCTATCGTCAGGCACCAGGTTGCTGAAGCCGTCGGACTTGTTCAGCTTTCGAGCATTGGCGATATCGTTGAGCTGCTTGTCCAGCGCCGCAATCTGTTGATCCAGCGTGTCTGTGCGGCCGATATTCAGCGCCGCGTCCCACGCGCCCTTGGCGGCGGTTTTTACGGCGTTCCAGCTTGTCTCCAGATAACCCAAACTCTGTTTCACTGAGGCTGAAGTGCGATCCAGCCCCTGCTGGTACGCGGTGTTTGCCAGCGCCGCAGCTTCTTGAGTTCTCCCCTGCTCCTGGAGCGCCTTGATTTGCTCGTATGTCGTCGCGGTCAGAAAATTTATCGACTCATTGAGAGCCAGAATTGCCGCCGCAGGGTCCTTCGCGATCTTCTCGAAGTTTTTGACCGTCTCTTCGGCGGCCTGGCCCGTGGCCGATTCAAACCTGATAGCGGATTCCGCGATGCTCTCGAAGGCCTGAACGGGAATGCGCGTGGAGCCCGCCAGCTGCGCCAGAACGGACGAAGCCTTGCCCACGGTGCCGTTGGACTGCGCGATCTGCTGGGCCAGTGTTGAAAGCTGCCCGGCGGTGGTGCCGGCGGTGTTGCCGGTCATCCCCAGAGAGGTACGGTAGGCCGTTGCCTCATCGCTGCCCTGCTTGTAAGCCAGGGCCAGCACGGCAGCGGCAGCCGCCGCAACGGTGAACGGGTTTACCAACCCGAGGACGTAGCCGCCTAGGGCCTTTGCAGCGGGAACCACGCCGCCGAACATATCCTTGAGCTGGCCGCCCTGCTGCAAAAATACCGTCAGCGGGTTCTGGCCTGCCTGCAGAGAGACGGCAATATCAGTGAACTGCGCAGGCACGCCGCGCAAATTGGCGGCGTACTGCTTGGCCGTCTGGCCATTCTTGGCCATGACCTTGTCGGTCTGCTCAATGGCCGCGCGCTGCTCGTCCAGTTTTTTCTTGTAGACGTCGAAATCGGCGGTCGGCAACCGGCCGGCCTTGCGATGGGCCTGGAGCTGCTCCTCCATTTTGTCCAGGCGCCCATAGGCCGCTACGACAGGATCGATGCGGCCAACCAGCTTATCCAGTTCCTTGGCCTGGTAGGCCGCTTCCTTGGTGGTGGACTTGAGCTTGCGCTCTGCCCTGTCCATGCCCTTTTCGAAGCCGCCGGTGTTCGCCACCAGGTCGACCGTCAGTTGGCCAAGTGAATCAACAGCCATAAATCACCTCTTGACCGACTGCAAAAGCCTGAGCAGATCCTGAGGCGATGCCGCAGCCTCCTCTTCCGGCTCACCGCGCCGCGGCAGGAAGTCTTCAAAACTCGCCTTTCCGCCGTGCACGTTGTTGAGGATGGTTGCCAGCAGTGCAAAGCCCTTCTCGAGCTTGAGCCCCACGTTCAAAGATCCGTTCTGCTCGACATACGCCATCCACGAAAGGGCCTCGTTGTAGGTGAGGTTGGCTTTCGCTTCGGCGATCGTTCGCCCGCCGACGCCGTTGAGTACCAGCTCATGCCAGAACTCCTCGGCGGGCCCTATTTTTTTGTTTTTTCAGCCGGGCCTGCGCCGTTCGCCTCGGAAATCGCATTGAGCAGAACGATCGTCAACTCGGCCGAGAGAGGGCCGTGGCCGGCCTCTTCAGAGCCCACCACATCCGCCACCGTGAAAACAGGCGTACCGTCTTTTTTCAGGACGTTGGCAGCGATTCGGGTAGCGAGGTAATCGGCCCCCTTGTCCTGTTCCTTCCAGCGCTCGGTGAGTTCTACAAACGACTCCTGCCGAATGTAGATCGAGGCTTTTTGCGCCTTACCGCCCGAGTGCCAGGTGATGTCCTTCTTCACTGGCGGCGGAGAAAACGCACCGGCGGCCGTCAGGGCCTGAATACTGAGGTCCATGGATATTCCTTACGCTGCGATGGTTTTAGGGACGAATACAGGGTCGCCCGAGACCTGGATGCCGACGGTGGACTTCACAACGTCATTCAGCGCGAAGCTGAACGGGAAGCTGTTCATGTAGCCCTCGAAGGTGATCCAAGTGCGGGTGTTCGGCAGCTCGAAATCGACTTGGAGGCCGACAACAGCTGTCGCGGCCGCACCGGTACCGCCGCCACCGCCTGTAAGCGCGATGCTCGGGGCCGAGGTGTAACCGGAGCCAGCATTCGTGATGGTGAAACCCGTCACCGAGCCGGCCGAGACGATGGCCGTAGCCGTAGCACCTGTGCCGCCACCACCGGTCAAAGCAACAGCCGGGGCCGAGGTGTAGCCAGTGCCGCCGCTGGTGAGAGCGATCGCCGAGAGAGAGCCTTCCTGGGTCACGGTTGGGGGAATGCCTTCCAGATCGCCCTGCGCATTCACAACGCGCCCGTCAGACCAACCGATCGCCCAAAGCAACTTGGTGCCGGCGGTCTTGAGCTGATGCAGGCGCACGTGCGCCGGCTCTTGCGGGTCGATGTTCAGGCCGAACGAGGCAGATCCTGGCTCAGCAAGACCGGCTTCGTATTCGCGCCCAGTAGAGTTCATGCAGGTCGTTTCGATTTGGGCGATGCTGGTGTCGATCCCGTCCAGGGAGGTAAAACAGCCCACCGCCAAAATCGCTTTGGTGAGTGGGTCGATGGCGTAGAGGTCCGTGCCTTGGGTCTTAATGGTCAATTTGTACTCCCCGATTTTCCTGGAAAATCACTTTTGAGCGGGCATAAAAAAACCCGCCGGAGCGGGTCGTTCGTTTCTGTTTTGCTGCTACAAACTCACCAGCCAGGCAACGTCGAAACCTTTGCGGTAGCTGTGGGTGTCCTCGTCCTTGGTGTCGATCCCGAAACCGGTGATATAGGCGTGCTGGCCAATCACCCGGCGCAGCGCGTTCACTACCGCGTCGGCGGCGGATGCGGTTTCGGCGTATACGTCGACCTGAAGGCCGTAACGATCCGTGCTTGGTACACAGTTGAGGAAGTTGATCGGCGAGCCGCTGACGACTTGCCAAACGGCATAGGGCCGCTCAGTGCCCTCTGGCGCCTCGCCATGCGGATACAGGCGCGTGGGTCCGGTGCCGAGCAGCGCAGTGACGGCCGGGCTGGCGGCGCACACTTGAAAAATAGGAGCGATCATTCATTCACCCCCAGTTTGATCAGCTGATACTTGGCTGAGCTGAGGAATTCCTGAAACAGCTGCTCGCGGTTATTGGCCAGGGCCGGCCGCAGGAAAGGTTTTGCCCGATTCTTTTCGGTTCCGAGTTCAACCCACCACCAGTAGAACGTGTTGCCGCCCTTCTGCCCCTTTTTCCGCATCCTCACCCCCACAGAGATGACTACGGCGCCGATCTCTTCGCCAAGGGCTTTGCGCTCCACCATCGCCAGGTTGGCCGGGATGAAGTTGGCGGTCTCCGGGTCATCAATCCGCGATGCGCGGTCCTTCGCGTCGATCAGCACGATGTCCATTGCGTCCTTGGCTGCCGGCGTGACGACCTTGCGGCGCATCTCCTCGGTCAGCCCCTTAAACCTGGCTGACAGCGCGTCTGCGCCGGTGAGCTTGTACGAGACCCAGTCAGCCATCGTTCACCCCCGTTTTTGCAAGGATCGTCAAATAATCGAGGCCCGACACACGATCGGGCAAAGGCTCGCCCTCGAGGCTGTAGATCTTGCCGCGGTGAAGAATTCGCATGGTCGGCAAAAGCCCGGACCAGTAACGGATCACGAATCTCACTGTGGCCTGTGACTGTGCGGCCTGAGCCGCAAATAGGTCCTTGGAGCTTAACGGCTCATACGCAGCCGGCACCTTGTCACGAATGCTTTGCCAGGTTTGGACCATTTCACCGTTCTCGGGGTTCTGGACCATGGCCTTTGCCTGAAACTCTATGCGGTGCCGCAAACGCCCGGCGCGCATCACACACCCATCCTGATGCGATATGGCATCAGCAGTGATTTACTCGCGAGGGGAAGCTCCACAGCAGTGCTGCCAACCACCACCTCTTCACGATTGGCGAACAGATGCCCCAGCTTGAGCAAGCAGGCGGCCTCGATCGCCTTGTTGACCACGATCCCGAAGTCGTCCATGTCGATGGCCTCGAAAGCGTCAGATAACGCTTGGCGAGCACGCTCACGAAACCTGCAGCGGTCATCAGCATTGACCGGATCATCTGCCACCACCAGAGCCGCCTTATAAACAGTTCGGGCCGCCTGGGTTCGAGCGATGACAGTCGATTTGGCAAGATCCACCGACGCCTGATCAGCAAAGAACCGGCGCTGAAGGAACTGCTGCGCAGCCTCCTCGGCGCCATCCAGTTGCGACTGCACCAGGTCCTGGTCTTCAGGCTCCGCGAGCAGGTGCTTCATGGCCAGCTCGATGTCGATCACGCTCATGGTCAGTGGGCCTTTTTCTTGGCGGCGGGTTTGGCTGCCGCTTTATTCGAAGGGGTTTGGGCCTGCTTGTTTTCCAGGGCAGGAGCGTTCTTAACGTCGTAATCCTCAATCAGGCCATTTCGGCGCAGATCACGGGCTACTGACTCGTCAACGGTTATTTCAGCGCCGCGCTGCACGTATTTCTCCCCGCAATTCAGGCCGTCGGTATTGAACCCCTTGAGGGTTTTTACGGTGATGTCTGGCATCGGTGTTCGCACCCGGTTTCCCGGGTGCGCTCCTGTGAGGTGTCGAAGCCTTACGGCGCGTCGAATTCACCGTGGACGAAGGATTCTTCACGGTACACAGCCATAGCCAGGCGCTCTTCCGCGCGAATCGTGACCATGTTGGTACGGAAGTTGTCGCCGTCTTCAGTCGAAACTTCGACGGCCGCCTCTTCGCGGTCGAAAATCTGAGCCGCGATGTTCATGGCGCCCACCAGGAATTCACCCTCTGGAACAGCGTTGCTGTCCACAACAGGAAGCTTCCACAGACGTTGTGCGCCGCCTTCCTGGACGTTGACCCAGATGTAGGAGCCCGTGCTGTCCTTGGTCAGCTCGATATCAGCCCAGTCGACGGGGTTGAGTGCGATCGCCGAGGCGCGGTATTCGGCGATCCGTACCTGCAGGATGGCGCGACGCAGCGTATCGATCTTGGTATCGCCGGCTTTGCGAAGGGCGTTGTTGAAAGCGGATGCCTGAGGGATCAGGCCGAGCATGTTCCCGCCCACGCCGTTACCGGCGAGGATCTGCTCTTCTTCCTTGTACTTCAGGCCGTAGATCGCGCGACCGTTGATGTAGCTCTGCAACAGCGGAATATCGGACAGAACCTGCTTGGAGGCGCGGAACCAGTGCGCGATGGTCACCACGTTGGTGGTTTTCAAAGCGAACGAGATATCCGACTGGGCTTTCGCTGCGCCTTCAGTGGCCTGGATCGCCGCCATGTTTTGGAAGCCGCTTTCTTGCACGAACTCGACAGCGTTAGAGCCGGTGCGACCAGGCATGATCAAATCGCGGATGACGAACTGACGTTCCGGATCTGCAACGATGCCAGGTACCCGTGTTGGCTGGATGCCTACGCCCACGCCGCCGGTACCGGTGGTTGCGCTGGTGATGTTGGTGACGGCCTTGCGTCCAATGCGAGCGATGCCACGGCCGCGAGTTTGCAGGGCCTTGAAGTCGTCGGAGTCGGACAGCTCTTCGCCTACCGACTTGGCGTCAGTTGGATCGTTCGCCGCAAAGCGGCGAGCCAGCTTCTGCTCGATGTCCTGCAGGCGATCCTGCAAGCCCAGGCCGTCCTTCACCAGGCCGTCGAGAACGGTCTTGGTATCGGACAGAATGGTGCCGTGCTCTTTGATTTCTTTGTTCGCCTTCTCGGCGAACGCTTTGATTTCCTGGTCACGCTGGTCCAGCAGGTCGGTTACCGCTTTCAGTTGGACCTTGTCGTCGGAGTGCTCCTTGCGTTGCAACTGACGGTTTTCGGCGCGAGCCTGGTTGCTCATGGCGTTATGCATGGTGAATCCTCAAAACGATGGGAGAGTCAGTGCCGGGCGCGATTTGAGCGCCTCGACGAGTTCAGCTTCAGCCAGGTCGCCCGCGGACTCGCTCCGGAGCAGGTGCTGCAATCCACGGTTGGCAATCACCGCAGATTGAGTTTTCGAGAAGCCTGCCTCGCGCAGGAGCAGCTCAAATTCGGGAAGTGAAGGCAGCCCGCCGTGGGCCAGCTTCGACTTGATCGTGTCGGTGCGGGCCTCGTCATTGGCCGGAACCGTCACAATGGAAATTTCCACCAGGTCCAATTTGGTCAGTGTGCGAATCCTGGTCTTCTCGTCGAAGCTCGACTCACGCACGTAATAACCGATAGAAAGGCCCGTGATTGATCGGGATTGCATGCCGCGCATCGCGATGCGCGCATACGGCGCATCGGCAAGCCAGAGCTCACCATCACCGAAAAGCCCCTTGGTGTCCTCTTTCAAGGTGTCCATGGACCAGGACCCGATTGGCTCTGCCGTACGGTGCTGCCAGAGCACGGGCAAAGACCTGCCCTTCGCCTTGAGCTCGGAGATAGACTCAAGGAACGCCCCTGGCGCCACCACCTCGTTGTAACTGTCGACGACACCGAACACCGATCCGTAGCCAGAAAAAAGGCCGTCATCGCTGACAGCCTTCACGTCGTAATCAAATGAGCGGTACTTCACCGCCAGGGACTGGTCTTTCCGTTTCATTCCTGATTCCCCTTGGGGGTTTCGTTGAGCCAGTCCAACAGCGCGGAACGGGCTTGCTGGGCATCGCCCGAGCCCTCGCCGAGCTTGTCGATCGGCAGCATGTTGGATTGAACGGTGAGCTTCGCTGCGTTACCGCCCATGGGTGCAAGGTTTTCCTTGATCCGGCAGTCGTCGCGGGTATAGATGCCGTTTTGCGTCATGGAGCTGTAGAACGCGGCACGCGCAGCGCTGTCGGCGCGGAGCAGGCCCTCAGGGTTGAACTTCGCGTAAAACCGCCGGCGCTCATCGGGCCGCAGTAGGCGCCTGTTGATGCTTTGTTCGATCCGCTTCATCCAGGGCAGCAGGGTAAAACTCAGGAAGCCGAGCATCTGCTGCTCCATCCCCGTCCCCCAGCTGGTGCTGCTGGAGGTGTGCCCCACCATCCAAGGAGGAACGCGGAACCAGCGGCAAATCTCCTCAACGTTGAACGCCCGGGTTTGCAGCATCTGGGCATCTTCAGGGGTCATGGAAACCTGCTGGTACTTCATGCCAGCTTCAAGAACCATGGTCTTGCCGGTGTTAACCGCGCCGGCAAACTTTGCCGCCATGTCCTCGCGGATGTCGTTGCGCTGTTCCTTATTCAGGATCTGATCAGTAGATAAAACGCCACCGAGCTTCATCCCGTTAGCAAACATCTTGCTCGCCGACTCGTCCGCAGCCATTGCGGCGCCGAACACGTTGCGACCCATTGCGAGCGGGCTTAAACCGCTCATGGGGTCTGTGCCAAAGCCGCGGGTATGCATCATCTGCTCATCGAGAAGCGTGTGCGATTTGCCCTCGCTGTCGATGAACCGATACTCAATGGCGCCGCTGCTGGTCCGGCGCGGCGGCGATACCGCCTGAGGGAGCAGGAACTCCAGGGAAGAAAGCTCACCACCTACCAGGTGCGGCTCGTTAAAGCTGTTGCCGGCCAAAAGCAGGCTGGCCACCACGCACTCCCAAAACTCAACCGGGGTTTGGTCGGCATTCGGCTGGATGCTGATGACGCGGTGAACCGGGTGCGACGAAGCCACTACAGGGACGCCATCCTTGTCCTCATACAGCGCAATCGGCAGCGTGGCCAAGGTCTCAGCGATCAGACGGACGCAAGCCCAAACCGTGGACAGCTGAAGCGCTGTTTGCTGGCTTACCGTCTTGCCTGAGGCGGAATCGGTCCCGTAGTAGCCGTTCCAGAATGACGCATCGCCCAGGCCAATACGCCGACCAACCCAGCCGGCGAGTGAGGACTTCACGAATCCAGGCTCGGCCGACTTGAACAGGGCCTGGCGCAGGACTGATTTGATAGGTTTACTCACCAGTCAGCCCCTTGCGGATGAATCCAGCGCCCGCCAGGCACCCCGCGCCCGCCGCCACAAGTGCCCAGCCGAGCCCGGCGAGCACGAAGACGCCGGCGACCAGTAGGCCAAGCGCAACGATGGCGACCACTAAAAAAAGGATCAGGCCGTTATCCATGGTTCGTTTATCCAATGATGATCGGGTTTGAGAAAAAGTCGGTGATGTCCTGGCTTTGGTCCTGGGCACCTGACACCCCGATGGCCATAAGCAGCGCGGCGAGGTCGTCGATTTTGTCGGCGGAACGCTTTTTGTCCGGCGCCATGTTCATGTTGTCGTCGCGCCTGGCGATCAGGTTCGAAGCGCACCAGTTGAGAATCATGTCGCCGCCGTGCGCAAACTTCCCGGCGATATACGCTCGCTCCAGCGCCTGCATGGCTGGGTGATAGGACTTCGGCCCTTGGATGAACTCGATCATCGGCAGCTCTGCGGCTACCAACCGGTTCACCAGGTCACTGGCGTTCCATTTGTCGTATGCGATCGCCTTTACGTTGAAGCGTGCACACACCTCTTTAACGTCGGCCTCGATCACTGCGTAATCGGTGACATCCCCCTCGGTCTGCTTTAGCAGCCCCGACTCCACCCAGGATGCATAGGGAACGGTGCCCCGCTCAGTGCGAAAAGCTACCGCGCTCTCCGGCGCCCAGCGCCAGCCGTAGGTGTAAAGCACACCGTCAACATTCCAGACCAGGCGGAACGATGTGAGGTCAGTCGTTGACGCCAGATCGAGCCCACCCCAGCACGGGTACGCGGCCAGCCAATCGAGGTCGACCTCACCGGAGCACAGTTGCCACTTGTTGAGATCGACCCAGCCGTCGGCAGTGGAGGCAGGCCGGTTCAGCCGCTTGATTCGAAACTCGGCCATCTTGGATGGCATTTGCTTCGCTTCTACCGCCTCCTTGCGGATGGCCGCCATCAGGTGCGGGTTAACATCCATCAGCGGGTTGGCTTTGATCCAACAGCTTTCGTCGAACTCTTCATCAGCCTTGATGCCGAGGCTCTTGTCCTCGTCATCGACCGCGTAGAAAACCACCAGGTAGTGGTCAGCCGTGTGACCGAACAGGCCGGCCAGCAGCTTTTTCGCGAACATCCTGATTTCGGCCCACGGCCCAGGGTTCGTGTATCCCTCCGTGGTCGTGAACAACCACAGTGGGTTACCTCGGGCGCCGGCGGCGGATTGCAATACGTTGAGCAGGTCCGCTGTTTTGTGCGCGTGGATCTCGTCGAGACCGACATGCGAAGGGTTGAGACCGTCCTGGGTAGATGCCTTGGCGTGAATCGGCTTGAAGCTTGCGCCCGTCTCTATCCGGCTGACTGATTTGGCCCAAACCTCTAAACCAAAATGCTCCCGGAGGTCGGCGTTCTTCTCGACCATGCGCTTGGCGGCATTGAAGATGATCGCGGCCTGGCCAAAGGTAGTGGCCGCGCTGACAATCTGGGCCCCCTCTTCCGGTTCGCAGCATTCGCAGTACAGAAGGATCGCCGAGGACAATGTGCTCTTAGCGTTCTTCCGCGCTACAGCGAACAGCGCCGAGGTGAATCTGCGGGGATGGAACATCCCGTCACCACCCCAGCCCTCCGTGTAAACCGCCTCGCGCTTGCGGAAGCCGAACAGCTGGACAACGAAGAAGATGTGCGACGGGTGCATCACAATCGTCGGCTTTTCCCACTTGCCTTCGACGTGGTGCAGCTTCTCGATGAAGTCGCACGGGTCATTGGCGTGCCATGGATCGAAGATGAACGGGCAGTCTTTTTTTCGGGCGCGCTTGAGATCATCAAGGAACCGTTGTGCCGCCTGCCGAATCAGCTTGCCGTGCTTCTTTCTCTTCTTGTCGGCCACCGCTGCCTTGGCGTAGTCGGTCGCGATCTTGACGAAATCACGCATTCCCACTCCAGACTGGACAGCCAGATCATTCGATTATTTAGCACCCTGCTTGCGGCCATTGCCGGAGAACGCGTTGCCTTTGTTGTCGCCATCGCCGGAGGATTTGACCTTGCCCTGAGCGACCGGCGTCAGGCCGAAGTCGTTCTGCAGGTTGCGCAATGTCCCGGACATACTCGCGGTCGGCGCTTCGCCGGCGGCATAGAGCTGCACGATTTTTCCGTGGAGGGCACACATGTGAGCCAGCGGACTGAGCGCGGCATCGGTTAACAATTTGTTGGCCATCAGAATCGGCACCAACCGGTTCCACTCTTTTATGGCGTGCGCGTTTGGCATCCAATCGGGAACGGCGGGTGCCTCATCGACAAGAGGCAACTCGACCTCGACCGGTACGTCACGATCTTTCCGCGAAGTGCCGGCGACGGCTTTGAGCTGTGCAGGTTTTCGCGGGTTTGCCATGGTGAATACTCGGTAAATACGGCCTATCGGCGGTGTGTGCGTGTGGCAAAAAACGGTTTTACCCAACTGACTGCGCGAAAAAACGTCTCGGGCGCGGTCTAGAAGCGAAAAGCCCCAGACTATTGGCCCGCCCCCACCCATTGAGAATCCCTATTTGCACCATTTCGGTGCGTTCAAACGAGAATCGGTATCATTTGAGCCTTTTCACGACCGCCCGCTGAACCCCACGAAGAGCGCATCAGTCCCGCCTGGCGTTGCCGAAACCGCCGTCTTCCTTGGCTGTCTTGGCTGAGTGGCAGGGGTGACACAGGCCCTGCCAGTTGGTCCGATCCCAGAACAGCACCATGTCGCCTCGGTGCGGAACGATGTGGTCAACGTCAGTGGCAACTGTCACGCGGCCCTGCTGCTCGCAGTGAACGCACAGCGGGTGCTTGGCCAGGTAGCCTTTGCTCGACTGCTGCCAGCGATAGGTGTATCCGCGCTCGTTGCTGCTGCCCCGTTGTTGCTCGGGCGTCGTGTGCTTGGGTGTGGCTGGGGAGACCGGCTTGTGTCGCTGTGGCCTGACCGGCATATCACTTACTCAGGGGTTGGCTCGCTCTTGGCGGGCTGGTTGGTGGGCGACTCAGCAGCTTTGGTGGCGGGCACCAGGCCTGCCCGCTCTGCTGCGATCCTCAGCCACTTGACTGCCCTGGCTCGACGGGCTGCACATCCGGAGCAGGCCATCACTCGAGCTCGATCGTGAGGCCGTGGCGCACGACCCAATCGATGAAGCTGGGCGCAACCTTGTCTTGACCGGTGAGCCAGTACCAAACCACCGCGCAGTTGAGCAGTGGCATCACCCACCAGCTGAACGTGGTCTTCAGCTTGAATTCAATACTGGCCATCACTCCACCTTCTCGACCGTTACCACGCCAGTAAGGCGGCGGGTGTACACCTCCTCCGAGCCTGGCCGCTTCAGTCTCAGCGGGAGCGGGCAATAGATGGCAACACCCTTGCCTGTATCGCACCACTTCACATGCGATACCTCGTAGCCGTTGACGTACACGCGCCGGCGGCCGCGGCCATCGTTGTAGTGGTGGAAACTGTCTGTCCGGATCATCACCAGCCTCCTGCCATCTTGGCGCCTACCGCCATACCAGCGATGAACACCAGCACCACCAGCATCGAGCCGGTGCTTGGGATGATCGATGCGGGCCGTGGCTTGCGCATGGGTGGTGCTACTGGTGGCGCTGGCTTAGTGATGATGCAGCGAGCGCACTTGCCGCAGGCTGTGCCAAGCCCCCAATCACCCTTGCAGACTGGATTGCTGTATCCGATGGCCATAGTCATGCCTCCAGCGAAAGCTTGATCGAGGCCAGCATCACACCAAGCGCGGCAGCCTGGGACGACTTGGCCAGCTCCACCACCAGTGCCTCAACGCGTGCAACCTCGGCACGCTCATCGGCTGGCATGTCACTGACCATCCCTTTGATCTGGTAGTACTCGGCCCTTACTGTGCTCATGCTGATCACTCATTGCGGGTGGTGGTGTCCCGGTCACCGGCGGTACCAAGTCAACTGGTAGCACCTGGCGTCATCGGGGATCAGGTCAATGGGCCATCGAAGGCAGGCCATGTGTTTGCGTTGGGGCTTGGTGCGACTTACCCGGAGCGTTTGCACCAGGTAAGCAGATCCGGCCGCGGTGGTGATGAAGTCGCCTACGGCAATTCCATCGGCTCCATCGACGTAGAGCTTGCACGGCGTGTAGGGCTGTCTTGTCCTGGCCATGCTCAATCCTGCGCGCCACGATTTGGCGCATTCGAAAACGTGGCGCGGATTACTTGCTCTGGCTGCGGACGATCTGCGCGTCGACCTGGTCAGCGCACGTATCGAGCAGCTTGATGGCCTTGTCCTTGAGCTCCCATACGTCACCATTCAGGCGAAGGTCGGTGTCGTCCTGGTCAACCCGCTCGCACGGGATCAACTCGGGTGCTTCAATTCTTACGGCCTGGGTCTTTGTCACCACCGCCGGCTTTGCCGCGCAGGCCGTCAGGCAGAGGCTGAGCAGCCCAGTCACGAACAGGCTTGCTGTTGCGCTTGAGTTCTTCAAAGTCTTTCCTCGCCTTCTCGGCTTTCTTCTCGCTGGCCTTGATTCGCTTGGCCAGGTCTGCGGTGTACGCGGCGTTGCGCACGGCTTCGGCGCGCAGGGTGGTGATGGTGGCCTGGCTCTCGGTGTTGGCCTTGATGGCTTCCACCTTCGCCTGGGTCTCAACGAGCTTTTCGTCTCGCAGATCCTCGACCCGCATCTGCTGGATGCCGACAAGCAACAGGCCCACCAGTGCGACGATGATTGCTACTGCGATCGCCTTCATGCTGAATCCGCCTTTCTGCCCAGGAACCGAATGATCAGGTCACGGATCGCCGTCACTCCGATGAAGCCAATGGCGCCGCCGGCGGCAACTGACAAGCTCGGCGGCCACTCCATCCACTCGATGATGCTGCTGGCTGACAGGCTCAAGGCCCCACACAGCAGCGCCTCGAACAAGATGCGCCAGTAGTTCGGCTCTTTGGCGTCGTACAGCACGCGCAACAGCGTGATCGTGAAGGCCATGATTGCGCCCTGCCACAGTGGGTTCGAGAGGACCAGCCAGACCTGGGCCCAGAAGTCGGGGTTTTTCTCAGGCATGTTCAAGGACATCCGGCAGTCCTCCCTTTAGGGGAGCGAATAGATCCGGCTCCAGCAGCACTCCCAGCTCGGAGCAATGGGTGTGGTGGAGCCGAAAACGAAAAGGCCTGCTCAGTGGCAGGCCAGGAATTAGCGTGAACGGTGAAGCAGACCGCCAGGTTGGAGCTCGATGCGAATCACTTCTTTTACCGCGGCGGACACAGAGCCGTCGATCTGTGCAACCTTCAGCTTCAGCTCTTTGCCGAGAGACGTTTCGCCAAGGATCGCAATGATATCGCGCAGGGCTTCCGAAGCGTCCCGACCGTTAATTGCGAACCGGTCGGCATTGACGACGAATTGAGACTGAAGCTGTCCGATACTTGTCTCGATGGAGCTCTGCCGGATGTAGGTCACACCGTCCACAACGATGAATTTCTTCTGGCTTTCTTTAATGGATTTCCCGCAATACAAGGCTTTGGAGTCGCCACCTGAGACCGTGACCCGGTCAGATGCGAGCTCGAAGGCCCCAGTGCCTGTGTCGATCTTCCATCCGGAAATACCCGGCACGTAATCATCTGACTGGATCGTGTGGGACATTTTCTGTGCCTCATAACGAGAAAAGGCCCGCCGAATTGGCGAGCCTCGAAATAGGTTTGCGTGTCTTCCCACGCCGCCTGCTTGAGCCAGCCCGTGAAGCACAGGTATAGGCCGCTCAGGCTGCCGGTGTTCTTTCGTAACGCGTGACTACCGGCCATACCGCGTCCAGGCCCTGCCCGAAGGCCCACCCTGGCTGTGGCTCTCGCAACAAATTCTTGGCACAAAAAAGCCCAGCGGTTAGGCCGGGCTCTCTATGTGGTGTCGCGCTTGAAAAGCTGAACACGTTGTCATGAAAACAGGTGTTTATCCGCGTGGAAAGATATTTCTACGCAGCTTCACGAAACACCTCGATAGCGCAATCTATCCACGCTACACCTGCCTTGATCAGCTCTCGGGCCTTGGCCTCGCCCATGTCATTGTCTCGGGCGATCCGCAGTGCCGGCCACTTTGCGCCGAAGTACAGCCAGATGAAGTTGCCCATCTGGGCATCCCGCGTGGCGAGCTTGGCCACCGCTCGATCCACCACCAGGGCCAAGTCGTCCGTGACGCAGTAATTCTTGATGCCACCCTCAGTGACGTTGTTGTCGCGGATCAGTGCGTAGAGCGGCGACACATACCGCGGCACGCCCATCCCATCCATCCGCCACCAGCCCCATTGCTCCAGCAGGTATTCCGTGTCGCCCAAGGGCTTGTTGGTGTAAGTGCGCTTTTTCATGCTGCTTTCCTCGGATCTGGATCGCTCAGGCCAAACAGGTCACGGAGCAACCGGTCAGCAGGTTTGTTTTTTGCGTTGCCTTCAATTAGCCAGCGCTGCCCGAAGTCATGGAACCCGATCTGAGCCCGACTGCCGTGCCAGCTCGCGACCATATCCAACATGTAAGCCAGCGCACTCGCTCCGCCGACTTTGACCTTGGCCAGCTCCTCACCAGCGATCTTTAGAAAACGCCGTTCCAGGTAGCTCATGCTTTTGCGCGGCAATGCCGCTGTGACGTTACTCATTGCCGTCTCCTGGCTGATGGTTTGGTGTGGCCGGGGTATTTCCTTGAACTAAAAACCTCCTCCTCGGAAGTGGATACTGATTCACGCTGAAAGCCTCGCTATTCATGGCCTCGGCGGGCACTGCCTCGCCTTCCTGTCTCGCGAATGTCCCACCATGCAACGCCTCGAAACCGCGTTGATCGAGGTAGGCGTGCCAGGTCTCCAAGGCCTGCCGCTTGAGCTGCTCGGCGGATGTGTGGATGTAGGCCTGGTCGAGATCCTTCATGGCGTGGTTCAGCAGCAGCTCTCCGACCATGTAGTCGACACCCAGGTCAGTCCAGGCCGTACGGGCCACCTTGCGCAGGTCGTGGCTCGACCATTCGCCGTGGGCCAGATGCTTGAACAGTGTGCTGGCCTTCGTCGCACTGAGGGCTTGACCAGAGCTTCCCGGGAACAGGAACTGCCCGGTGTAGCCCTTCTCCTTCTGGACAAGCCGGTACCGCTCGATCAGCGCCTTGGCCTGGGCCGTCAGCGGTAGGGTATGCGCCGCCTTGGTTTTGGTGTCCGCCGCCGGGATAAACCACTTGCCGGTGGCGGTGTTGACGTTCTTCCAGCGGGCCAAACGGGTTTCACCCAGGCGCGTGCCGTGGCAGAGCATCAACCCCGCCAACACACACGCAGCCGGCGATTCGTCGAACTGGTCGGACAGCAGGCTCAGCAGGCCAGGCACGTCATCGGAGTGAAGCCGCGCCGCCTTGGCCTTGATCTTCGTCCGCACGAAGTCGGTGAACTCCAGGCCGGCAAGCGGGTTAACGGCCAGCAGGTCCAGGCGATAGGCCTGACGCACAGCCACGCCCAGAACGCCCCAGACCGAGCGCACGAACGAAAGCGCATATCGCTCCTGCATTGGCATCAGCAGCAGGCGGTCAATGGCCGGCCTGTTCAATCCATCCAGCGGCAGTTGACCGAGGCGTGGCTGCAGGTGCCGCTTCAAGGCAGACTTGGCGCTGGCCTTGCGCTTATCGGACAGCGCACGGTCGCGCGTCATGCGCTCCAGATACCAGGACAGCAACTCTCCCACCGTGGACCAGTTGGTGGCCGTGGACTTTGCAGCAGGATCAGCAGACCGGCGGGCCAGAATGGTCGGCAACGTCGCCAGCATCGCCTTGGCGTTGATGTCTGGATAGTTGCCAGCCTTGCCCCATGCCTTACCCACCACGACGTGCCACGAGCCTTTGGCGCGATCCACGGTGGAGTACCGGAACCGGAGAGCCGGATGCCGCGGGTCGCGCAACTGGCGAACGCCGTCGGCTTGGTGGCGGCGGATCTCGGCGTCAGTCAGTTGAACATGCAGGGTTTTCGGATTATTCACCATGCTTCCTCCGCTGGCCCTTGTACTGCTCGGAGAAGGGACGGTTTATCTCCACCTCTTCCTGGGTGGGCTCACGGCCCGCAAAGTCGACAAATCTGGCAAATTTTCCCTGCTGTTGAACCACGCATGAACTGACAGGCGCGTGCCTGCACTTGGGCATGATCAGCTCTGTGGCGCCGTTCTGGCCCTGCTCGTCATCCATGTCGCGGTGAACCAGGATGATGCAATGGGCGTCAGCCTCGATCTGGCCGGAGTCGCGAAGGTCGGAAGCTATCGGCTTCTTGCCCGGGCGCTTGGTTGAGTCGCGGTTGAGCTGGGCCAGCAGGATCACCGGTACCTCCAGCTCCTTGGCGATGTTGACGATACCGGTCGAGATCTTGCCCAGTTCGGCGGTGCGGTTGAACGCCTTGCCGTCGGAGCCAATCAGGCCGATGTAGTCGATCACCACGACGTCGAGCCCGTGCTTGCGCTTAACCTGACGGCAGATGCTGCGTATGCGCGCGACGGTGAGACCCGATTTGTCGCTCACGTACAGCGGCTTGCCGTTGATCTTGTTGACGGCGGAGGTCAGGCGCGGCCAGTCGTCGTCCTCAAGGCGCCCGCTATCCAGCACCTTCAGGTCGACCGCGCCCAGAGAAGCCAATGCCCTGTTCGCCAGTTCTTCCTCGGGCATTTCAAGCGAGAACACCATCCCCACGCCGAGCCCCCCACATGCGATGTGCTGGGCGATTTGCAGCCCGAGGGTTGTTTTACCGCTGCCCGGCAGGCCGGCGACGATGGTTACCGTCTTTTTGCGCAGGCCTCGGATCATTTCGTCCAGCTTCGTCAGGCCGGTGGAAAGACCCGATACCGTCTCACCGCTGTTGAACTTTGTATCGATGATGTCGATGTTCCGAGTGACCACCTCGTCCATGCGCTTGTAGTCCGGCTCGCCGGTATCCAGGTCGCGCAGGTCGGCCATCGCCTGCTGAGCGCTGGCGATGATCTCTGCCACCGGCCGGTTCTCGCTGGCCGATTCCCGCACAGCATCAGCGGCGTCGACAAGGCGCCGGAGTACTGCCCGCTCGGTCACTGTCCGGGCATACGCCTTCCAGTTGGCGGTGCTGGGCGTGTTCCGCGCCAGTTCGCCCGCGTAGGCAATGGTAGTGCCACCACTTGGCAGGAATGGTTTGAAGTCATGAAGGGTGACCGGGTCTACCGGGGCGCCGGTAGCGTGCAGGTCAATCATCACCTGATAAAGCGCGGCGTTCTCCGGGTCGTGGAAGTCGGCAGTCGTAACGCTGCTAGTGATTGAGTCAAACAATTCACCATCCAGCATTAGCGCGCCGAGGAGCGCGTGCTCAGCCTCATCACTGTAAAGCTCGCGGTATTCGTTCATGCTCGCCCCCGTGCCGAAGCCCAGGTAAAGCCGGCCAGCAGCGCGCCATTTTCACGAAGACGGTCCAGCGCCCGAGCGCCGATGTACTGCTCGAGGCTTGGTGTGGACTTCCCGTCAACGTCCTGCTTCGACGTGGCGGGCAGGTTGGATATCAGCACCGAAGGCCGGACCAGCTGATATCGCCGGTCAATGACCTCATGCAGGACCCCCAATTCGTAGGGGGTGCCCGCCTGGGCGCCGACTTCATCGACTACCAACAAGTCAAAGCTCGCCAGTTCATCGATCACGTCACCCTCGGTGTATCCGGAGTCCCGCGCCATTGACCGCTTGAACACCCGAATAATCTCGGCGGCGGTGGTGATCACTGCGATCGCGTTCAGTCCGATGACCTGGCGCACGATGCTGCAGGCCAAGTGGGTCTTGCCGGTACCGACATTCCCGGTCAGCAGCAGGTTGCGGCCGGCCTGGTAGTGCTGGCCAAAGTCGCTGGCGTAGCCCCGGCACTTTTCGAGCGCCTCAGACATGGCCGGGGTAGTGGCGCGGTAAGTGGCGAACGTGCACTCGGCAAAACGCGGCGTGATACCAGAGCCCACCAGCGCGCTGTTGAGGCGCTCGGCGGCAACATGAGCAAGCGCCTGGCTATGCTCGGCGCCGCCGGTAGGCGCCACGCGCAGGCCGTGGAACTGGCACTGCTTGCATGGTCGGGTCAGCATCGACCCGTCGAACTGCTCAACCTCGGAACGATCCACCGCGCCGTGGACGGGGCACTCGCCGGCGAACGAACGCATTTCGGGCTGGCGGCGGAAGTTAGAACGCTGGCTCATCTTCGCCTCCTTGGTACATATCCGGAGTGTGTTCAGGCAGGTTGTTGAAGGCCTGGCCACCGCCGGTTGCTGGCTTGAGTACATCCGTCCAGCGCTCCCCGTTCAGCCAGGTGGACGCCATCGGCACGAACTGGCCGTCGTCCTTGGTCCAGTCGCGAGAAACGCGGTGGCTGCCCAGGGCGTTCATCAGGGTTTGGCGAAGCTCGGCGGATGGCTTGAGTTTCTCCCATGCCTTGCGAGCGTCCTTCTTCGATTTTTTGTTCGGGTACAGCTTCCAGAACACTTCGAAAGCCTGAACATGGTGAGCATCACTCATAGGTTTTTTAGTGCTTGCTGCTTTATTCAGTACTTGCTTACCTTCAATACTTACTAGTGTCGGATTTGCCGGATACGGTTGAGCCGTAAGCGGTGCAGCCGTATACGGTAAATCCGGAAGCGGTGATTCCGAGACCACGTAGTGGCTTTCTCCTAGCAATCCAGAGCCCAGGCGATCTTGGCGGCGTTCAACGTAGCCAGCGGAAATCAATTCCTGCAAAAGGCCGTAAACACCATCCCTACCGGTGGGTTTGGATGACTTGGAGGTCTCGTTGCGGAGATGGGTGACGGAAACCGCCCAGTGGTCAGGCTTGCCCAGCAGGAACACCAGCAAACCACGGGCGCCCCAGCTCAAACGCTGGTCTTCGCTGATCGCCTTGTTGAGCAGGTAGAAATTCCCCTCTGGCCGAGGGGCGCGAATGATGCTCATAGATCCAACTCCCGCGTAATACGGGCAATGAACGCGTCATAGCTCTCGTTCATGACGACGCCACGATCCTCTAGGACGCCACGGCCAGCCTTGGCAAGGCCATAGATCTCCCAGCGCTCACGCTCAGGCAGGTGGCGGCAATTGGAATAATTCGGCCAGGGGCCAGCGACCACTTCGGCCGTGGAGCTGACATGCAGGGTGGTGCCGCTGGTGAGAATGGTCATTGACGCGTCTCCACGGCAGGCAACTGATCTTTTTCCGGGCAAAGCACAATCCCTTCCAGTTGTCGTTGCAGCACGGCCTGCCTGAGAAGATCAGCATTCATGCCCGTGAGGCGGCGAACGAGAACGCGCAGCGCCATGCAGGATTGAGCCACCTCGAACTTGGCGTCATGTAGGCTTCCTTCACAGGCGTCATCGTCAAATAGAATTTCTTGCGCCATGTCCACGCCGATCCAGGCCTTGTAGGCCAATTGGTCATTGGTGAATTGATCCATGTGAGCCTCATCAATCACCGTCGGCTCCGTAGACGGTTTCAGTTCTTTTTTGCTCATGCGGAAGTCCTCAGGCGCAGCTTGAAGCGGCCTTGCTGAATATCGGGATGGGTTGCGCGCTCGGCGGTGACAAAGGTGCACTCGGCGACGAACCGGTCGAAGCGTCGGGTGATATCGGCGGTGGGCCAGATCGGGTAAGGCTGGGCGCCTTCGTCAGCGTGCTTGCTACGCACCATGGCGAACGGCAGTGGCGCGCCAGGGATATCGCGCATCACGGCGTTGATCACCCACGGCGGCATCCCGTGGCGCAGGCTGATGCGCTCTCGGATTGTGGTCATCGACTCGAACCCGGCAGGCCTGGAGTCGAGGTATCGGACCTGCTCGACGATGGCCACCCGGGTCTCGATCCTCTCCAGCGCCACCTGCTGCTCGGCCTGCTGGCGCTCGACGTTGATTACCGCCTGGGCCTGTGCCAGCAACTGTTCACCGGGCGTCATTGGTCGCTGGTAGCTGCCGGTCTTGCGGATTGTGGGCAGCACGTCGTCGAAGACCCACGCCTCGAACTCCTGCGCGGCGGGCATGGTGCTGTTGACGATCAGGCGAAGGGTGTCACCTTCGGAAAGCACGCGGGCCTCCTGGGTACGTCCAAGGCTGTCGAGGATGGGGTAACGTTTCGTTACCCCGCGGCAATGGTCGCCCATGGCTTTGCTGGAGTTGGTGTAACCCAGCAGATCACACACATCTTTGCCGACGAACCACGGCGTACCGTCGTCTTCGGTGATGACGCGCACGTTGGTACCCTTGAAATTGAACGGGGCGATGATCATTAGTAAGCCCTCGATCGAGAGTCGCGGCGGTAGGTTCTTGGGCGGCGAGCCCGCTCGATCACAGCGGGGGAAGCGCCTGTGCCGACGTATGAAAGATGCGCGTCAGTCATGAGCATCGATTCGGGAATATGAAGGTAGCGGCCAGCAGGTAGCGCCCGAGGCTGGCGCCGAACCCTTGGCATATGCTTATCCATCAGGGCGATATCGCCGGCGACCTCTTCCTGAAGGCTTTTGCCAAGCTCGCAAAGCGGCACGGGCTCGCCGGGTCGAATCTGGTTCCAGGCATATCGATCCGCCAAGACCTCATTGATACTTCGGATCACGCTTACACAGCGGGTGCGAGCCAGATCGTCTTCGACTCGGTTAGCGTCCCAGTAGCAAAAGTTATCCACGCGGTGCCCGATCTCATGGGCGACGATGAATGGATAAATTTCGTGGTCCTCGAGCGCTGACCAGTCGATCTCCGGTCGCTGATTGCTGCGCAGACGGCCCGCATCCACGCTCGTAGCGAGTTGAAAGCCACAAACCTCAGCGAATGCCGCGTCATCAGACGAAACATCCAGAAAGGCAAGCTTGGCGCGGGGGTCGAAGATCCCCCAGCAATTACCAAGTGCGTGGAACGTCGAAAGGCTCAACACGCAGCCGGCCTGCTTGGCCTGCTCGGCGAAGGCCCGGTACTGGGTGCGGGTGAGGCGAAGCGTGGTGTCGGTTTTCATGTCCGCACCTCGATATCAATACCGGGACGCTTGCCAACCACGCCGAAGGACGCGCCCAAGTGGCGATGCGGCCAGCAGAAGTTCATGCTGAACAGACGCACCTGCTCGACATGCCGGCTGAGATCGCAGGCGAGTTCGCTATTGTGATACCCGCCCAGGGCAGGGACGATCTGGCCCAACAGTATCGCAGCGAGTTTATTAAACTCGTCCCTAGCGAAATTCATCGAGCACATATCCCGTGCGTCAAGCACCGCATCGCGCAAGACTTCGCCCTTGGCTGACTCGATAACTAAGGGAAAAGTGCTCATGGATGCACCCCAGTGTTCCGCGCCACGTTTTCGAGTTGTGCGTTTTGTGGCGCGAACTCGTCAGGCAGGTAAATCAAAGCGTTCAGGTGGCCTTTAAAGGCGAGCAGCGCCAGATTTGAAGCTCGACAATCAGCGTCCCATTTGTCGTAGGAAGGATGACTGCCTGCACCCATCTTTAGGGCCCATTCAGGCAGCAGGTTGCGGCAACGCATTTCGTTGAGGATGGTCCACCAGGTAGTAGCGTGTTCGCGTTCGGCGCTCAGCAGCGCCACGACGATATGCTGCTCATTCTCGAGCACCATGGGGATAAGAGGAGACCCCGGTATAGGCCTGGCCTGATCTGGTTGTTGCGTACGGTTAAGTGCAGTGGTATTTTCTGGGTGTGACATATCGTTCTCCTGAACGAAGAAGTACCGAATCACTTGTCCAACCAAGTGATGATTAAGAAGCCCGCCTCCAACAGCGGGCTTTTTTGTGCGTGCAATTCAGGTCCAACCCATCGCTACACGTCACAAATTTATGCAACCTCTCATAGAGAGGGCTGCGCCCTACCCGGGGCGGGCCGGCGGAATAGATGCTTGGGCGCGCATAGCACGGTCTCCAGGAATGAATAGCCAGACGATGCGCTGGCGATAGTGTTCAGTCGTCTGCGTGATCACTACGCGACGCATGGTTCTGTACTGGATGGATTCCCAGCACCATCAGCGGACTCACCATCCGATGAGGGTTGGCGTATCGTTTGATTCAAGGTTGGCGAGGCGCTTGCCAGCGATGGGCGTAGCCGGGAGGCCAGAAACTTACCGCTGGTCGTGCGCTCGATCAGGAAAGCGATTTCTGCCGAACATCCATGCACCCCCCTGACCCATCCACTGACGGTTCCCTGAGTTACACCTAACGCTTTCGCCAGCGGGACTTGCCCACCGAAGAACGCAGTCAGCTCTTCAAATACATTCGCCATCTCGCACGACCTAATAGAGGTATGCCTTTACTGTATTTTAAAGGCACTCCTTTTTGCAAGCTAAAAGGCAAACCATTAAATTGAGCCGCTATGGAACTTAAAGATCGCCTCAAATACGCTCGAAAAAAGGCTGAATTAACCCAGTCCGAACTCGCTGACCGAGCTGGAATAAAGCAGGCTTCCGTGTCCGAAATCGAACGCGGACTTTCCCGGACGAGCGCTTATCTAGTGAAAATCGCTACGGTTTGCGGCGTCGATCCCCTATGGCTTGCGGAAGGAGTTGGCTCCCCCGAGGCGGGCGAGCGAACTCAGGCGCAGGACGAGGCTCAAATGAGCTCCGCCGACCAAGTCAGATCTATGCTTGCGAGAATTGGAAAGGGACTGCCAGAAGAGGCTCGCAGCAAGATTCTGGCCGCCGTAAATGACGCGTCCTCGGGACAGGTCACGGTCATGCCCACCGAAGCGCAGGCCCTGAAAGTTCGCCCCGACGAAATACTCATTCCTCAATACGACATCAGAGCTGCGATGGGGCATGGCCAGGTACCGGCTGACTACAACGAAGCCATTCGAAATCTTGTTGTGCGGGAGGATGTTCTGCGCGAGAAGGGCGTTACCTACACCTCTCTTTCGGCGCTGGCGGTGATAACTGGCTGGGGTCAGAGCATGGAAGGCACCATCAACGACAAAGACCCAGTGATCGTTGACCGGGGAGTGAATGAGTTTATTGGGGATGGTGTCTACGTCATGTCATGGCATGGACTGCTCTACATAAAGCGAATTCAAGTGATGGATGCAGACCACTTCCGGCTGATCTCAGATAACAAACATTATGAGAATCAGCAGGCACGTGTTGAGGACGTTACAATCCATGCCAAGGTGCTTCTGATATGGAATGCCAGGAAGGTTTGACTCGAACCATCGCCGATAAATAAGCTCTTCAGAAGCCCGGATAATTCACGGGCTTTTTTGTACGCTTCAGAAAGGTGCCAGATCTTCCAGCACATCAAAATCAGCAGCTTCGACAGGCCTGTCATCCTCCGAAGGAGCTTCCCATCTCAACGTCACTGACTCACTTTCATCGTTGAACGTCATTTCCAGGTCGTCAGTCTCGGCCAGGAGACCCATCACTTCTTCCCACTCCCGATCACCGTCCGTATCCAGACGATGGATCGTCACCCAGCGCTGATGCTGCGCCGTGGGGTGGTTAATCATGGATGAAATCCGTAAGCCCAAACGCTCCAAGCCAGTCATCGAATGCCGTACGGCCGGGGCTGCTTGTTGTTTTGCCTTCGCCATAATCACCTCCCTAATAACTGTATATACGTACAGCAAAAACTTAGCCTACCCAAAGTCGAGGCGAGTGTGGGGATTAATCAAAAATAAAGGTTTGCCTGTTGACACAATAATAAAGGCTACCCTATATTTACTCCATCGCAACCCGCATGGAGCTATCAGAATGACCGCCACCACCATCAACTTCGCAGGCTTCACCGGCTTTTTAGGCCGAGGGGCAGCTCCGCGCGAGCTTCAATGCTTGATGGCTGTGGCGTCCGGGCAGACCTCAAAGGAAGCCGCTCGGGACCTTGGCGTTTCCCCGGACACCGTCGATAAGCGCCTTCTGGCACTGACAACCAAGCTTGGCGTCACCCGGCGCGCTGCCCTCGTAGCGAAAGCCTTTTCACTGGGCCTGATACAGGCTGCCTGCGTCATTTCTCCGAACCCTGGACCGCAGCGTCAGGAAGATAGCGACCAGTTCCAGGGCATCTTTATCGCATAACCCAAACCGATTTTCGCGAGAGCCAACAACGCGGCCGGGATTCGTTCGGCCAGGAGAAAGTGAAATGAAGCTGTTCAAGTACCTGCTGATGCTCGTGTTGTACCTGTTCGCAACGCTGATCTGGTTCTCCGAGGCCGTGCCGGTAATTTTCGATAACCCAAGCGACTTCGAGCTGATCGGCGGCGTGTTCGGCATCTGCGTCTGGATGATCGTCACCGCCTCTCTCGTGATTTACGTAATTCAAAACCCGCGCAAAAGCGCACCCACTGAAAGGAAGTAATCATGCTCGGTAAATTGTTCGGTAAGAAATCTGGTCAGGCCCGCGCTGCGGTGTCCAAACTGGCCAACCGCGATCTGATGGAGGCCGTTGTGTATGGATCCATTTACGTGGCGGCGGCTGACGGCGAGCTGGAAGAGAGCGAGTTGTCGAAGATCGAAACCATCCTCAGCAATAACCCTGCGCTCCAGGGCTTCGGCGCCGAACTGTCCAACACCATCGACCGCGCCAAGACCGACTTCAAGTCGGGCGCTCGCATCCTGCGACAGAACGCCGAGAAAGAACTGGGCGATCTGGCCCACTCCCCGGCTGAAGCGCTGACTGTCCTCAACGTCATGCTCACAGTCGCCGAAGCCGACGGCGAGATCGAACCCGCCGAACTGATCGCCCTGGAGCGCAGCGCCAAGCTGCTGGGCCTCAACCTCAAAGACCACATGTAACCATGCTGGCCAAGTTCGGTAGAAAGGCACGTTCGCTGGCGGCCTACGGGCTCGCCGGTGGCGTTGTCTTCGTCGACTCGGCCAGCCGCATCTTCTCAATGGTGGGCGACCTGGTCCTGGTTGTCCTGCTGCTTGTGGTGCTGATGGCTGGTAAGTCAAAGCCCAACTGAGTCAATCCGCTAACGGCGACTCCGCAAAATTGTGGAGTCAGCAGGAGATCCGCATGAGTGCCCCAAATTACGATTCCCGCACCGCCGACAAGTTTGTGGTGCGGCTGCCCGACGGACTGCGCGCCGATATCGAAGTCGCAGCAAACGCCAGCGACCGAAGCATGAACAGCGTGATCATCCAGGCCGTGCGTCAGTACCTGGACGGTCAGAACCGCCAGCAGATCCTGCTCGACGTTCTGGCCAACACCGTCACTACCCCGCATCAGGGTGGGTTGCTCGGCCTCAAAAACGGCTCTGTAATCACCGGCGCTTCAATAGTCGCCGAACACCTGCACATCGACGTTCGCGTGCGGATGGCGGCGAACGCCAGGCGTTACGAGTGGCTGCGCGATCTTTCTCGGGTGGATGACGTGGAAGACACCGTAGTTGCCGGTCGCGGCATGTACTATTTCTACGGAGATGACCTCGACCGGGAGATCGACGACGCTATGCGCCTGGCACGCCTGGAGGAGCTTGACGCATGCGCGGACTGATCACTATCGCCCTGCTGCTGATCGCTGGCCAGGCCGCCGCCGGCGAGCAGTTGATTGACGTACAGCACGACAGCGCGCGCGGAGTCACCTGCTGGATATTGAACAACACCGGCATCAGTTGCTTGCCGGACAGTTCGCTCCTACAGACACCCGCCAGCACCGCCACTGACGAAAGTCAGGCGGCACGGGCCTCTCTGGCGAATACCGAGGGTGAAAAAGGGCGATTGACCGCCACCCCGCTCCCACAGAAAAGGGGGTACCAACTATGAGCCGCCGCAACGGGCCGGTGGGCCAGCGCCTGATCGAGTTGTTCAACGCCCTGCAGCGCCGGGAGACCACCTTCGGCCAGATCTACGCAATGTCGGCGTCGTGCGGTATCGACGCGCGCCGGGTGCTGGCTGACCACTTTCAGCGAGGTACAGGCCATGAGTCATAAACCAGTCTTCGACGGTGCAAAGCTCGCATTGCTTCGAGCAAAGTCCGGCGCCACACAGCGCGACCTTGCTGAAGGTGTTGGCACCACCGCCGGTATGATCTGCCGCTACGAAGCCGGCAGTTGCCAGCCCAGGCTGAAGGTGGTGGTGAGACTTGAGGAAGCGTTTTGCATTGATCGAGGCGGGCTGTACGTGAAGGTCGCGACACAATCCACGGATACCGAAGACGTGTCGCGACACGACAGGAGGTAGGTATGTTTCTGACAGCAGAGGAAGTTGCCGACCTGACCGGCTACAAGAAGCCAGGGGCACAGATAAAGTGGCTGACCGCAGAACGATACGGGTTCGCGGTAGGTGGTGATGGGCACCCGAAGGTGCTGCGCCAGGTTGTCATCGGGCGGCTGGGTGGTATCCAATCAAGGAAGGGGCCGGAGCTTCGGCTGGGTTGAGGTGAAGATCGATGCGTCCGCGCAAGAAGGACCGGCACCTGCCGGCGTGCATGTACCAGAAGCATGGCGCTTACTACCTGGTCCGCAAGGGCAAGTGGAAGCGCCTGGGCACCGATTTTCAGGCATCGCTGGCGGAGTACGCCAAGCTGCTGGATAAAGGCAGCATGGGCGGGATGCCCAAGCTGATCGACGACGCGCTCGAACACATGCGTACCCGAACAAAGCCGCCCCTCAAGCCAAACACTCTCAAGCAGTACGAGGCGGCATGTGAGCGGCTGAAGGAAAACTTCGCCGACTTCGAACCGCGCGAGGTGCTTCAGCGGCACGTCGTCGCACTCAAGCTGCACATGGCGGATACGCCGAATATGTCGAACCGGGTGATCTCTGTGCTGCGCGCGGTGTTCTCCTACGCGCTGGAGCAGCAGATTGTCGACTCGAACCCGTGCATTGGCGTCCGCCGACACTTGGAACACAAGCGCGACCGCTACATCACTCACGGCGAGTTCCAGGCGATCTGCGCCAATTCCAGCGACAACATGCGTGTAATTTACGAGATGTGCTACCTGACCGGCCAGCGCATCGGTGACGTGCTGGCCATCCGCCTGGCCGATATCAGCGCCGAAGGGATCGCCTTCAAGCAGGAAAAGACCAACGCCAGACTGCTGGTGCAGATGACGCCCGACCTCGAGGATCTAGTTGCTCGGATCAAGGCGCTGCCCCGGAAAATCCGTGGCCTTACCCTATTCTGTTCTCCGCGCGGCGGGAAGCCAGTGCATTACAGCTCGGTGAAGGACGCCTTCGCCATCAGCTGCAAGAAGGCCGGCGTCGAGGATGCGAGCCTCCACGACCTGCGTGCCAAGTCGCTTTCCGATACCGACGACCAGGGCAATGACGCGCAGAAACTGGGCGGTCACACTGACGCCAAGATGACGCAGCGATACCTGCGCCTGCGCAAAATCAACGTAGGCCTCCCGCCGACAATGCCTAAAAAATCCCTGTAGTATTAGACAGATGTGAATTGTCAAATAGACAGGCAGAGCTGAAACCCCCGTATGACAGACCTTTCCAGCCACACCCCGATGATGCAGCAGTACTGGCGCCTGAAAAACCAGCACCCTGATCAGTTGATGTTCTATCGCATGGGCGACTTCTACGAGATCTTCTACGAAGACGCGAAGAAGGCCGCCAAGCTGCTGGAC